CATAAAGAAAACAAAGACAAAGTAAAAGAAAATAGAAAGAAATACTACGAAGAGCACAAGGAAGATATAAGTGAACAGCAAAAGAAATACTACGAAGAGCACAAGGAGGATATAAGTGAATATCAAAAGAAATACCGTGAAGAAAACAAAGACAAAGTAAAAGAAAATAAAAAGAAATACTATGAAGAGCACAAGGAGGATATAAGTGAACAGCAAAAGAAATACCGTGAAGAAAACAAGGAGGATATAAGTGAATGGAGAAAGAAATACTACAAAGAAAACAAGGAGAAGATAAGCGAAAGGATAAAGAAATGCCGAGAAGAGCACAAGGATAAAATTAGAGAATGCCAAAAGAAATACCGTGAAGAAAATAAGGAAAAGTTGAGTGAATGGAGAAAGAAATACCGTAAAGAAAATAAGGAGAGTATAAATGAGAAGGCAAATAAATACAATAAAAAAAGAAGGAAGACGGACGAAGGATATAGGATACTCGGATGTCTTCGAAGCCGATTACGCAACGCCCTCAAAGGAACAAATAAATCCGCATCCACCATGGAGTTGGTTGGGTGTTCCATCGAATTTCTGAGGGACTACCTCGATAATACCAAGGTGGAGGGTAAGGACTACTCGGATGCGCATGTCGACCACATTAAACCGTGTGCCTCCTTCGACCTGACAGACCCAGAACAGCAGAGGGAGTGCTTCCACTACACCAACCTCCAATACCTTCCAGCCAAGGAAAACATTTCAAAGGGCACACGATTGGAATATAATATTTAATACTAATAGTAAAGAATGCAAGAGCAACCTTGGTTCAAAAATCCTTTACACCTCGCCGCCCGCAATCGGATTCATGTTTTTTGGCCGCTGGCTAAGCAAGATCCCGTGGAGAGGCTTAACGCGGCCACCCGGTTTATCATCTATGCATTGTGTATATTATATCTGATAAACAGGGACGTCCGTGTGGTGTATCTCGGATTGACGGTCATCTTGGTCATGGCGACGATGTTCATAGTCGGGGGCGTAAAGCTAAAAGAAGGCATGCGCCCGGCGTCTTTCATGGACGAGGGTTCCCTTTACAGTCCTAACAACGACAGGTGCACTCAGCCCACGATTGACAATCCCATGGGTAACGTTTTGATGAATGAATACACCGATAACGCAAAACGTCCGGCAGCCTGCTATTACCCTACGGTGAAGGACAAGGTGAAGAGTCTGTTGAAGCAGAATGTTCCCACAGACCAGGCAGATATCTATTCCAGCCGGAATCAGTCGTTCCGTGCCTTTTACAGCACGCCCTCCACCACCATCCCCAACGATCAGGAGGCATTCGCTAGGGCAGCCTATGGTTCCGTGGTAGACAAGACCTGCCGAAACGATGACGGTTCGTGCTACCCCGATACGGGTTCCATGTTCGGACAGTCGCGCATGCCCGAGGGGGTTCACCTTCGGGGAACTTTCGGAAGTGGCGTCGCTTCCAGTTAAAATATTGAGTGATAGTAATATGAGCAAGGCGCTTAATACTTCTAACCATGTTCTTGACCCAGATGCTCTTCCCAGTGACTGTGCCACGAATTGGGTTCTCGCACCTCCGGAAGTCACCAACCTCAACTACGCAGGTTCCGGCAGGGCAAGCACGCCCATCTATGGAACCGCTCCTTATATGGGCGGAAAGGGTGCACCCGGTAATCTGATCATCGTGGAGGACATGCTGAGACCTCAGTCGACCTCTTATTTTAAGAAGGGTTACCAAGGTCGCCCCTACGACACGCTGTCAAACATGTCGTGCTCGGTTCCTCTTCGGACTCCAGACGCCAACCCCACGAGCACGCGCGCTGACACACAGAATGTGATGTTCTCAAGGAGATATAATTGAATAGATGTATAGAAAAGTCGAAATAAGACTTGTTCGAGGTGTAAATTGAATATACAATTCGAACATTTCTCTAATAAAAATCTCTTTAGATTGTAATATGGACCCTCTGAGTCTGGTGTCTTTACTAGGTATTGCAGTAGCTGGAAGACAACTTGCAAATGGGAGTGATCGTAAGGAAGGTTATGTGAACGAGCCCGTCCCCAACCGTGAAACCATGCCCTTTTTTGGAAGGAACATCAACACGCCTGGGGACAATCTCTCTGCCGTGACGAACAACTTTTCTGGAAATTTCAATCCCAATGAGCCCATGGGTGGGATCAGGAATCCCAAAAAGGAGATTGTGGCTTCCATGGGAGACTCGGCACCCAATGTGCAGTATCCCTTTGGTCAGCCCGTCTACAATCTGTACAACCGTCAGAATGTCAGTAGCCGCATGAACAATCTTTCTTCCGTGGAGAGGAGGTTCGTGGGTCCCGGTCTCGGCGTTCCCGCATCTGTTCCTGCCTATGGTGGCTACCAGCAGGAGTTCAGAATCATGCCCAACAATGTGGGTGCCTACCGCCTGACCACGCTTCCGGGTCGTTCGGGTCCCGCCAAGAACTTCGTGGATGCCGGTCAGAAGCGAATGGTCGTTACCCAAGACAGGGCTCCCAAGACCTACCAGCTTCTCGGGAAGGAGGGTGTGAGGCCCATGGAGAGGGGCAGGGCACAGGGACAGGGTGGTGCTCTCACGGGAGGGGCTGGAAGGGAGAATTACATTAAGACCATGCGCCCCACGGGTCGTTCGGAGATAGGTTATCGGGGTGACGGTCTCAGTTACGGAACTGCCAAGAGGGTGGTGAGTTTCCAGACTTCTCAGGAGAGGCCCACTCGCAATAAGGCGTCCCTTGTTCCTAGGGTAAATGATGTGGCTGCTCCCGGAATCAGTTCCTTTGGTGGCGCCTATGACCTTGTTCGGAAGGGGATCAGCCTTGACCCCACCGACAGAGGAAAGTCGGGTCGGGCTAATCCAGGGGGTCGCATGAACATTCCCACGGGTTCTATTGGTGGCGTGACCGCAAATCGTTCGAGCGCATCAACCGACCGCATGGGAGGTGCAGGCAATCAGAGCATAGGTCAGAACTACGAGGTGACTTGGGCACAGAACAACAACGCTTTCAAGGGGAATGCCAATCCTCTTGCGCAGGACCTCAATGTGGCCAAGAAGCAGCTCAGGGGCAATCCCTTCGCGAGATCCATCAATTGAAGACCTTGCATTCCTTTTCCCAGGGATATGACTCGCAGTATTCTTCGAGGGGATCCTTGGATTTGTTTATCATCTTTTGGTCGTGAAGGCGTGCCATGATTTCCTCATGTTCTTCCCACTCGTGAACATACTTTGTGGGATTTTCTATCATTTTTTTGGTGGGTCTGATGTTTCTAACCCTCTTTTTTAACATGTATACTCTCGTTGGCCTGAACGAGCAGGAGAAGTAATGCATTTTAAAAAAGAAAGTGCTTTTATTTTTAATAATGATGAAGGTGTCTATGGCTGTTTCCCCCATTCAGTATGAAGGCATCAAGGAGATTGAATTGGATTTGGATGTGAGCGTGGAGGGCAAGAGTGTAGATGTATTTGTGGATCGCTACTTTTATGAAATGGCGAGGGAGGACTGCTTGAGTTTCGTTTCAAGGATGTATCCAACCTACACCATCATTGTCAAGCATTCCTAGGTGGCACGAAGGCATCTTCCGTGTGCAGAACCGACTTCGCATACTTGTTCCCCATAATGGAGTGTTCAAACCACCAATCCCTGAAATTTGATTGTGAAAGTCTATAGCCGAAGGTGTTGTCGTTAATTAAATTAAACATTTTTTTAGTGTCCTTCTCGGTGTTGGGATCCATGAAGTTGTCAATAGCAACATAAGTATTTTTAAGCCAAAGAACATGCTCCTTGTTTTTTGGGTCAAAAGCTTCCATAATTAATTCTATTGTTTTTTTATCCTTTAAATTATAGAATAATGAGTTCATTCGGTGATGATGAATTTATCGTAGAAAACCGCAGGGGACAACTTCTCATTGCCAATGGATACGGTTCCATGACAAGTTCAAGGTTGATTACCGCAGATGCTAGGACGGGAATCATCACGGCGGAGGATGTTATTAGTGGGAATCTTTCAAGTTCAAATGTGAGCAGCAACACCTACGATGGCGTGGACGGAATCTTCACGGGAAATGTCGGAATAGGA